AACTTTTAGACTTTGCTGTTCAAGCTTGTGAAGGACCTCGCGTTGCTAGTTTTTTCGCTCAGTTTTTTGCTGAAACAGGACAAAAACCGCCCGGCGCACAGCCTGGTATACAGTCAGGTGGAGATGGAGGTCAGCTACCAGGGCAACCTCCTATATTGCCAGAGGTAACAGGCTTAGGAGAACCGCCTGGGGGGCCCCAACCAGGCCCGACAATTACCAAAGAGCAGCTTTTAAAAGCTCAGAAGGATGTGCAGACTGGACGGATGACAGCAGAGGAATTCGAGAAATTAGCGAATATATATCAAAAACAACAAGTAGCATTACAGCGTCAGGCCGCATAGCGTTTCTATGCCATGCGGTTATGACCTTCATGTGAATAAAATGCTTAAAGCACAACGCTAAGGCACAAGTGCTAAGGCACAAGGAGAAATCGTTATGGCAATAGAAGCAGCAGCAGGAACGCCGCAGTATTCCGGTAACTTTATTCCGGAGATCTGGTCAGGCAAGCTCCTTGTCAAATTCTATGCAGCGACAGTGCTGGCCGCTATTAGTAATACGGATTATGAAGGGGAAATCAAGAAGATGGGCGATAAGGTTATTATTCGCACCACCCCGACAATCACGATCCGGGATTACGCCAAGGGTCAAACCTTACAGATCGAGCGGCCAGAGTCCGATCCTATAGAATTGGAGATCGATAAGGCGAAATACTTCAACTGTATTTGCGATGATATCGATAAATACCAGGCCGACATCAAGCTCATGGATGATTGGTCACGAGATGCTTCGCAACAGATGAAGATCACCATAGACACTGGATTTCTGGCAGATGTTTACGCAGATGCGCACGCCTCTAATAAAGGCGCGACTGCAGGCGCGATATCTTCCAGTTTTAACATGGGTGCGAATGGCGCACCCCGCGTTCTTACCAGTGCGAATATTTTAGAGGCTTTGGTCGATTGCGGCACAGTCCTCGATGAGCAAAATATTCCAGAAGAGAGCAGATGGGTTGTGATTCCGGCGTGGATGGCTGGCATGATCAAAAAGTCTGATCTCAAGGACGCATCTTTGACAGGTGACGGCACTTCGATCATGAGAAACGGCCGTTTGGGCATGATCGACAGGTTTACTCTTTACAGCTCAAACTTGCTTGCAAGGGTAGAGGACGGTGCCTTTTGGTGTTATCACGTCCTGGCTGGCCAGCGCCATGCATTGTCGTTTGCCGCGCAGATGACAAAGATGCAATCGTTAATCAGTGAGTCAACCTTTGGCACCCTCATTAGAGGGCTAAATGTATATGGCTACAAGGTGCTAAAACCAGAGGCCTTGATAGACCTGTACGTGCGTAAATAGTGCTTAGGTGCTTTTAGGCACAGCACAAGTCAACTTTTTAACCTAACCTTAACTCCTTGGCCTCGCGACTTAATTGACCTCACTAATCGCTGTGTGAAAAGTCGCGGGGTAAGGTAACGAAGGAGACTATTATGGCAACAACTTATCATTACTACAAGGAAGGGTATGCTGTTCCTTACGATGCGTTTGGACACGTACTCCTGAGAAGGCATTTGGACGTACCCGCTCTCATAGCCAGTGGTGCGCTTGGATATTCGCCTTTGGCGGTAGCAGGCGTCAGGACCGCATTGCCTAGCACTGGCTTTGCAGCCACCGATATCTTGCAGATCTGGAGAGTACCTGCGGGAGTGTTGCTCTTAGGCGGTGGAGTGAGAGTTACCACGCTTGGAACGGCCACCACTATTGATGTGGGCCATGCGAGTGCAACGGCGACGATGATTACAACTGCTGCGCATGATCTTTGGGCGAATCAGATCGTTTCAACGGCAGTAGGCTACTTCAACTTCGATGGCGAGGATGGAAATGAATGGTATGCTTATGATGGCACGTATGGAGAGCAAACTTTGTCCATTGCAAACCTCTCCATTGAGGTGACATTCAATGGGGCCGCTGAAAGTACCTTGATAGCCGATTTTTGGATGTTCGGCTATAAGGTATATTAGCAGATAACTGAAAACCCCAGAAAGAGGTTAGGGTGCTTTGACGCCCGTTTTTACAAAAGCACCCTAACCATAAGCAAATTGCTAAGGCAATAAGGAGAATCCAATGGCACAGAGATATATGATCCAAACTGGGACAGATTATGTTTATCCCTATCATCCACTTACGGCGAAACGCGCTGATATGATCGAGATCAGCGAGGCTCAGGCCCGTAACCTTATGGCAGGCAAACCTATGATGCAAGGCCTTACTGGCAGAGATGTTGTAAATGCAATCCCTGGATCCGCAAAGCGTCCTGAAATACGGCCTGAAGGTGCTGAGGATGCCGAGAAAGCGCGCATTGCATTGTTGGAAAGAAAGCTTGGGACAGCCCTTAGCCTCTTGGGTATGAGTTCTGCAGATCAGATCCCTGATGATATGTCGAGCGGACAAGTCATTATGGAGGATCTTGAAAAAGGTCAGGACCTCAAGGAGCCGGCGTCCATGGAAGGCCAGGGTCCAACTGTGGAGGACAATCCCGATATTGTAATGCTTGAGCAGGTCCGCATTGATGGGAAAGGCAAAGCCAAGGTCGAAGCCTATTGCTTGGAAAAGTTCGGTGTAGATCTTGACCGCAGGTTCAAGCTTGATAAGATGGTTGATACGGCCATAGGGCTTATAAAGGATAAGATATCTAAGGAAGCAACAGAGGCCACCAAAGGAATACCTAAACCTAATATGCCTCCAGAATTCTAAGGAATTTCTAAGGAATACTGAGAATTGTAGTATGGGAGGTATAACATGGCAATTTTTACGGTCGGTCATTTGATTGATATAGTTTTAGATCAAGTCCAGGATGAAGATAGACAGCTCTGGGAATATCAAGATTTAATCAACTGGTACAATCTGGGCACACGCCAGATTGTAAGTGTTGACCCTCGTGCAAATCCTCTTGTCACATCCATGAAACTTGCGGAAGGCATTAAACAATCAATTCCCAGTGGTGGGATTGGATTGGTTGAGGTATTCCGCAATATGGGCGCCGATGGTATAACACCTGGCCGCGCTATTATTCAAACCACTTTAGATGCCCTAAGACGTTCTTATCCTTCGTACAGCACTGAAACAGCTAGTGCTACTATCTATAACTGGATGGCAGATGAAGTAGATAAGACTATCTTTCGTGTCTATCCGCCTGCCGATGGTACGAGCTATGTCGAGATTGAATATGGCAAAGTACCTACGATTATTGTCTATGATGCAGGCGGAGACTGGCAAAGTGCCCATGTTGGTCTTAAGGAAAACTATATAGATCCAGTGATAAATTACTTACTTAGCCGAGCCTTTGGTAAAGATACGGATATCCCGGGCAATATGGATAAAGCAACTTATTATTATGGCCTTTATATGGCAGGAATGGGCATAGCGAGTCCTGCTACAGGAGGTTAATATGGCAACAGAAAATATAGACTCCTGGGAAACAGAGATTTCAATAGATGTGCAAGGATATACCTTCCCTGCTATGCAGAAGGCTGTGCGGGATGCAGCCATCACATTCTGTGAAAAGACACACCTTTGGACAGATGATCTCGATCGCATTACAGTTGTTGCCAATACGCCTGATTACGATCTAAGCCTAAGCATGCCGGCAGCGATTCCCCATGGTGAGATTATCGGTATCGATGATGTGAAATATAAACAAGATGGCATGGCTGATAAACAATTTGTGACCTTGGATCCCATTTCCGAAAACCAAATGGATCTACACGATTCAGGGTCGTGGAAATGGCGCACCTCATCGACACCGGCAAAATACTATGCGGATAAGACTCATACTATCCTATACCTGAAAAATACACCTACCTTGGGCAGCGCAAATGGTCTCTTAGTCCGCGCAATTTTGCGCCCGGCAAAAGACGCCACGGTTTTAGAGCAGTTTCTTTACGCACAGCATTATAAAGCAATTGCCGATGGCGCTAAAGGTTTTTTGCTAGGCCAATCTGCGCAACCTTGGTTTAATGCCCAATTGGCAGTTATGTTCGGTGGGGCATTTTCAATGGCAATCAGCGAGGCTAAAATACAGAAAGTTGATCGAGGCACAAAGCGCAAAATGAGCGTAAGAATGAGGGAATGGGTATAAATCATGGCAGATGAATATCAATTCAGCAATAACGCAGAAACCACTCTTGCGGCAGATATGGGCGGAGGCGATACCACGTTCACAGCGAAAACTGGGGAAGGAGCGCTTTTCCCATCGGTAGCAGCTGGAGATGGAAAATGTTTCGCAATTTTATTCGTAGAAGGCTCTACTGAGGAATGGATGATATGTACGGTCAGAG